GTTAATCGTCGAGGGTTTGGAAAATGGGTTGGGTCGTGCTGGTTTTTTGTTTGTTGGATTTTTTTTTGCGGCTGTGATTGCTGCGCCGAGTCGTGCGCCGTGACTTCTGTTGCAACTCATGTGGCTTATGCCTGATCCGTCTAGGCCGGGTGCTATGTCTCCGGTGAGACTCATGGGTGGTTCGTGGTCTGCGCTCGGGCCCATTGGGTCGCGTCCGCTTAGTGTCATGTCTACGTCGTATCCGCATCTTATACAGATTGGTTCGCATTGTGCGAGTACTTGTTTCTTCCATCTGGTGTAGGCGGGGGTCTGGTGGCCGGTGCTCATCGTGTTGTGTCCATCATGATGCGGGAGATGGACGCTTGGGGGTAGCCCTTGGCCCTAGCCTGGTCTGCCCTCATGAGGCGTCCGGTGAGGTTGTCTCGACAGTAGAGGCATGGCCATGTGCCTGCGGTGTTGTCGATCCATCCTTTGTAGCATCGGGCGTGGTCGCATCCGCAGCCTGCGAGTCCACAGTGTGAATCGTATTTGCTGTAGTGGATTGGTTCGTGTGTCATTGGTTGTCCTTTGGTCTAGTGATGATCGGCGCGTCCTCGATCTTGATGCTCAAGACCGCGCCTCTGTGTTGGTTGGTTTTTGGTATTACTCACCCTACCTACGTGGTCGGGCGTGTTGCCCTGTCCTACACGAAACCAGTGCTATTTCCTCCGGCATACTGGTTAATCGTCTACCCTGTAATGATCCGGGCGTCAGGGCATGACACGCCACGACTAGCATCAAGGAACACCCTTTTGTAGGTGGTCAATGTAACCGGATGCATCGGTCTTGTTCATCTCCGTAATGCTGGTTACGGCTTTTTTGTTGAGCCCGGTTAGCCAATCGTTGACGTTGGCGAGTTTGTCTAGGTCCTCACGTATGTCACGCTTAGCCAGTATGGCGTGTATTGCTTTGAGTTGCGGGCCTGTCAACGGGTACATGCTCGAGCCCTTGCCGGGTACTGCACCGTCGTATTGTGGTGCTGGTGCCTCAGTTATCCATGGGTCATCCGGTAGCGTTTCTGTGGTTCGCATGACCTTCCCGCGTTCTTTGGCGTGCTGTATTTCGTCCAGTGTGGCAATACTGGCATCTATCCCAATGCCAAGGGCCCCGATCGCCCGGCCCCAGCAAGAGGTCTGTAGATTTTGTAACTCTGACCCGCGAGTGAAGTTTGTTGTACCCGGCACTATTTCCCACGCGATCCCAACACCAGGTCTCTGGTCGTCGGGCGTCCGAAAGGCGTATGCCCGACCGATCACCCATTGCTTCCCCTCAACTTCCACGAATGTAGGCGGGTCCATTTGTAGCGAGCCCTCAGGGTGCCGGGCCATAAATAGTTTAATTCGGGTTGGTACGTCCACATAACCGTCAAGGTTGTAGGTCATTCGCTCACGCAATCGTCGATCATGTGCCAGATGAGATGACAAACGGCGTCAACACTGTCGGGCTTCTCTACCGCTATTTCTGTCAGTACAACATGCAAGGCATCGAGGTATGCGTCAATGTAGTCACTCACCACGACCACCTACATAGCCCCACGCTAGACCGATGACTAGGCCAGCGAGTAGACAGGCGAGCCCTACCAGTGCGGGGTTCATGCGGTGCGCTTCCACATGCGAATCGAGCGGCCATTATTGGATTCCCGTGTGCTCACCACGTAGTTACCCATTGAGGTGATCACACCCATGCTTGACCATGAGCGAAATAGTGCCCCTATCTGATTTGGGTGGCCGTCAGGTAGGCCGATGGCCTCGATGAGTAGGTCGGCGCTGAATAGACCACCTATAGCCAGCGATTTACGAAAGATGGTGGCCTGTATTCGCCAAGATTTATCTATCTCGGCTAGCACCTGGACGTCTTCACGATCAAATCGTTCGCAGTATGTGCAGAGTTGGCCGGTGCAATTATGCCCGGGCCGGTCGAGTTGAATATCACCGATCGAGTCGAATAGTGAATAGGTCATTACGCCCTCCACGTCAGAGTAAAGTGGTCATCTTGGAATAGCACGATAGAAGGTGTCCCGACCATAGGTAGGGTTTCCTGTACTAAGGCGGGGGGTTCGCTTATGCGTGGCGCTTCGATATCGTCCCACGTGCCGCGTAAGCGCTTTTGAGCGTTCCCTGATCCGTAAACGCGATGAGTCTTACCACCTAAATGAGGATCGACGGTGTATACGCTTCGATGTTCACGTTTAGCAGTTAGGCGATAAGCCTGTTTAGTTCTATGCAAACCAGACAAAGCCTGAGAGGCTTGCATATCCGCAATGCCTAGATTTACTGCCAATTCAGTTGCCGTTAGGCCACGTAATCCCGCGCCTTGTAATTCTAAGTAACTTAATTCCCTGATGTGCATGCCCTTTGTGTTCATGATTGTTCCCCTTTGATAACTAGTGACTAGTAAGTTGGCGGAGCCTGCCACTAGAAACAAGCCCCGCCGAAGACATCCTCTGAACTTATGTGCCAGAGGTACCGGGCTTCCCCTCCCGTGGAATGTCTGTGGCCCTATCTTGGTCAGCCGTAGGTGTGCTGTCAAGGACTTTGACTATTCTGGCGTGTTGGGCATTATTTCAGGTGACCACCGGTCACGTGAGAATCGGCGGTAGGCAAATGTCGGTTTACCGTCGCGGATCACGATAAAAGCCTGCCCATCTAGACCTAAATGATCGAGGTCGAATAGGTAGTAACTAGCGTTTAGCACTTGTGCCTGGTCTGGTTCCAATGATCAGCGCCCCTTCCGTTATCCCATGCCGTGTAGAAAGCGCGGTCTTGCCAGTAGCGGTTCCAATGTTGGATCGGGTGCTGCCGTAGTTCCTTAATCTCTGAGATCAGCCCGTCGGCGGTCGATCGACTTTCGCGAATCATCATGTATGTCAGGCTAATACGCCATTGACTGTCCAAGAATTGATACGCGCCAGATGCGGTCGATATCGTGCCTCTAGCCCTATAGTTAGATCGGGATTCCCTGTGCATAATGCACTTCCGGACCTTTGCCCATTTACTGTGATAATGCTGCCCGGTATACAGGCTAGGTTCGTATCCCTTCCAGTCTTTCGCCTCCATCGAGTTCGCTGCACATGCCGGGGCCGTGAGTAAGGCCGCGCACATAAGCACTTCCGTGATCATTTGTGCTCGATGATCGTCACCGTGCTAGATATTCGTGTGCGCCGAACGATGTAGGCGTCTACACTTTCCCTGTCGATCCTGCGGTGCCCGCCGGGTGTGACAATGGCGTCGATGCGGCCCGCGTCCGAATAGCGCCTAATCGCATCCCGTGAGACGCCTAGCATCTCGGCGGCTTCCCCTGGTCGAATGTAATCTGACATTTGTTCCCCTTCGATAGACGTCGAGCATAACCGCTATTTGTTTGTTTTACGTGCTTTTCTTAGGTCGCGTGTCCAACGTGCTTTAACAATGGGGGACCGGGCAAGGATTGGAAGAGGAAATACGGTCCCGTCACGGTCGGCTGCGCTTGTAAAACTTACGTGTATGTGTGCTTCATGCCCCCAATTACCGTGCCGCCATGACCAAAATGTCTTCCGGTATGTACCGGAGGCGATCCGGTTCTCGTAGACCACATACTTAAGGCGTGAGGCGCCTGCGAGCCCGCTGGCCGCATAATCAAGGATCTGATTAGCCAGGCGCCGGGCGGTGCGCCCATTCGCGTAGGTGCCTAGGCCCTCATCAATGTCTATCGCATGGACTACACCGGCTTTATTCGGGTTATGGTCCGATATTCTTTCAGAGTGGGCCCGGTCCCCGATCCATCCGTCGGAGGCTTTGTCGCGTCGAGGCCAGCGGCGGTTCACCTGGTCGCGTAACTTGACGCCGCCTTTACAGAGTCTCGCCATTATCTAGCCTCCCATATCTCGAGTCATCACCGTTAAGTGCGTTAATAATCACCGGGATTACTGCCGCAGAAACTGCAACGATAAGCGGGTGAACGTCCGCTGTTGCGAGCCACGACAGTAACGCGCCGAGTGCAGCGCCTCCCGCTATTTTTACGATGGAGCCTTCCCATGTCGAGGCGAGCCAATGCTTCATATCAGAGCCCTAACTTCTCGGAGATCCGGTCGACTTTCGCGGCAACATCGGCCAGTGATTCGCCACCGTTACGGAAACCCGGTTGTATTGTGAGGGTCGCTTTCTTGATCTCATCCCGGACGACGTTGCGGATGAGCCACACGAGGCCAGTTCCCATGATCGCTAGGGCTGCTAGTGCGGTCGCTATAAGGCCGACAATGTCGCCAAAGTCCACGGTTCTAACCTTTGAGTTTGGCTCGGACAATAGCCCGTGCGCGTTCGGTTTCGGTAGCCACTTTTGGGTGCTTCGATGACGTTGGCTTCTTCTTAACCGGTTCGACTTCGACCGTGTCCACATGCAATTCTTGATCTATCTCACTCACTTAGGGGCTCCTCTATTTGTGGGCTAACGAACTGATCAAGTGTTGGGTCGTAGGTCATGCCTTGGCCTGCGTACTGGCCTCTGAAATTCCCGTTGTACGACGTTTGTAGCCAGTCACCGTTAAGGCCGATCGAATGAATGAACAGTAAGCCGGTCGCTTCCGAATAAGGGAAGTCTCGCGTCCCGAGATCAGAGTTGTCTACCACGATCACGTTGCGAACAACATTGTTGCCGTCTACTTGCGCGAAATGAGCCATTTACACCACCACCCTAACAATTATGACACCGGAGCCACCAGCGGCCCGAGCACCGCCGCCGCCACCAAGATTGGCTGTACCGTTGACGCCGTTTCCAGTAGTCCCTGCACCACCGCCACCGCTACCGCCCGCGCCGCCAGCCGATGCACCAATAGCACCGCCGCCGCCCGCGTAAGTTACTGCTACGCCGGTGATTGAGTTCGCTGCACCGTTGCCACCTGCGCCTCCAGTCGTTGTCCCTCCAGTGGTTTGACCAACTTGACCCCAACCTCCGCCGCCGCCACGATCCGCACCACCCGCGTTTCCTAGCCCGGAAACACCAGAGCCGCCTGGTTTGCCAACATTTGACGCGCCGCCACCTGATCCACCATTGTCACCGTTTGCCCCGCCGACAGCCCCAATACCACCGCCACCACCGCCGGGGCCAACAAGCGAACTAACCGTGCTTGCAATTCCTGCTGTTCTGTCCCCTGTCCCGTTTGTATACGCGCCTCCACCTGCACCAATAGTTACTGTGTGTGTGGCTTCCGTGAGGTAAAATGAAGTTGCATAGTTGGCTCCGCCCGCACCGCCACCACCATTACCGCCACCGCCGCCACCACCGATAACAAGAATGTCAGCGAACCCGGCCTGATCCACAACGAGTTCCCCGCTACCCGTAAAGGTTATGTACTTGTACGAGATGCCGCTGCCGTCGGTGTATGTGCCGGTGGCCGCGTTCGTGAAGTTCGCGTCACCGGCCCCGCTAAAAAGCACCCATGCACTACCGTCGTAGCGGTAACCTTTGTTATCGTCGTTTAGGCTGCACATTTGACCCTGTACCGGGCTAGGTATTGCGGCGTCACGTGCTGCCGCGTTAGCGAACGGGTTTACCCCGACGATGTCGATACGCTCCGCTAGCGCCTCCGAGGCACCGGGATAGTTTGCGACTAGGTCGGAGGATTCCACATAAGGATTGCCTACCGGGGTGACTGCCATTTATAACCTCACTAGATCGGAGTTAGTAACTATTTCAAACCATTGAGCGCCCGGGCCGACTTCTGACCACGCAAAGCCCGGGGCAACTTGACCCCATTGTAGGACCTGCAAAGAGAATCTAGGGTCTGATATTGACAGTGTCATGATGTGCTGCCCGTTGTTGTAGGAGTCCGTCCAGCCCTCAACGATCCCGTTAAAGTCAGGGTAGGGGCCCGAGGCCGGTAATCCCCTGACAGTTACTAGGTCACCGGATACCAGCTCGAGTAGTGCGGTCGTGTCGTCGGCATCGAGTTGATCAACAAGCACCGATATCTGGCCGAGGTTCCATAACCCGTTGGCTTGCGCGGTCATAATCCCGGCGGCCCGAGTCGTCGCGTCGCTAAGGGTTTTAATGTCCGTGTCGAGCCGGTATTCACGGCGCCCGTATTGGGTGATCGAGGCGCTATCCGTTTGGGTCACTGACTCATCGGGCCCGTAGGTCACGGTCACATCGTTAATAAGAGGCGTCAGAGTCTTAGCCCACGTCGGTGCAAAGATAACCCCGGGGGCCTCGAGATTGAAACTGGTTGGGAATAGCGGGGCGTCTGCCCATGTGCCTGCCGCCTCTGACCAGGTGCCGACCTGGTTGGCCCATATGCCGGGGAATGTTGTTGAGCCTCGGTTGCCGTAGTCCTCGAATATGATTCGGCCCGTGGGGTCGTCGTAATATGTCGCCCCGGTTCCTTGAGCGATACGGGCGAGGGCATCAAGTGCCGTGGAGGGTTGCGCGTCGGCTTCTAGGATCGCGTACAGCGTGATGTCGGGGTCCCCTGCGTTCAGGTAGTCGAGGCCAGTGGAATCAAGGATTCCGGTTACCCGTTGCCGGGCGCTTTGCTCAATGTAGCCCGAGGCACCGACATCCGTATAGCCAAGTTTGGCTAGATTACCCATTGCGGTAATCGTCGTGATTGCAGTCGGGGTGCCGGTACTAATGAATGACACGTTCAGGTCACTAATCGCACCGGTGAACCTATCAACACCGTCAAAAGATATTGCGACCGTGTCGGCTAGTTCCAGAAGTGGGCCACTATCACCACGTAGCACTATTTGGGTATTCGAGGCCGTCGGGCTCGAGGTCACATCTGAGCGACCGTGGGCTACCGTGACGTTAAACTCGAATAAGTCCAGGTCAATCACCGACCCGGCCAGAGTAATTTCAAGTGTCATGACAGCACCGGGGTGACGACCGCGCCACTACGCGCATCCGAATTACGGATCACGTTAGCAATAGCCCTGGCGACCTGTTGATCGGTGATCAGTTGTTGGGCGGCTGTAGCGTCCGCTACTTTCTCGGCTCTGGCCGCTGTGGCTGCCGCTTCGACGTTGCGAACCGCTGCGGCCACGTCACTGGCGAGTTGCGTTTTGAACGCTGCCCCCACTGGCTTAGCCATATTCTTACCCAACTTTTTAAGTGTGTCGCGCTCGTAATCAAGTTGCTTGGCGAGGCTGACGACCATCGCGGCGGCCGATTCGACCCCGGCAGTCATGAATTCGGGTACTAAACCTAGTGCCAGTTCCCGGGTGCGGTCTTGAACATTGACCCATTTCTCGTTGATTGATCCGAGTAACCCCTTATCGTTAAGCATGTCTTGCCCGAGTGCACCGCCCACTTCCGGGCCCAATCCGGCCATATAGTCGATCAAAGTTTGGTCCACCTGCGAACTTTGTAACGCTTCAAGTACGTTGCCAAACCATTCGGCCTCAGCGACCATCGCATCAAATCCCGCCAACACGGATGTGCCGGTTTCTTTCCCATCCGTGTACGCCTTACCGAGGTCTACCCCGGCAAGTAGGTTACCTTGCATAGCCAGGGCGTAACCCGCGACGGCGTCTTTAGCGGCGTTAAATGATTGCACTTGGATAGATAAAAGGTTCTCAGTTGAGGCTATGGACTTGCCTAGGTCGTCGGTGCTTTTTTCTAGGTACTTTTGGAATTTCGTTAGTTTCTCAACTTCGACCGTCGCACTCGATGCAGAGCCAGCGTAGTTCGTGGTCGCCTTCGTGGTCCTGGTGGTGGTTGCTGTTAGGTCCCTTTGACGTTCGGCAAGGTCTTTGTAGTCTTTGTTCTGTGCCTGAGCAACATCCCTAGCCATCTTCGTCTGTGCCTGTAATAGTGACACGGCGT